AAAAAGCGCAGGGATGATGCCGATTTTATGCAATATGCTAAAGGCGGCGAAGTTTGGGACAAGCCCAATCCTGCAAAGAAACATACAAAACTGTCGCCCGAAAAAAAAGCAATGGCAAAAGCTGCGGCTAAAGCGGCAGGCAGACCTTATCCAAATTTAATTGACAATATGAGGATGGCAAAATGACACACACAGCAGATTGCGCAGTACATGAAGATGGTCCTTGCACTTGTGGCTCCGAAGAAGTTTTTGACGAGTTGGCTCTAGAAGAAGCTGGTTTGGACGCAGAAGAATAATGGCAAACACATCAGGTTCCACAGCATTTAACCTCGACCTTACCGAGTTAATTGAAGAGGCGTTTGAGCGTTGCGGGTCAGAGTTGCGTACAGGCTATAACATGCGAACGGCGCGCAGGTCTTTAAATCTGTTAACCATAGAATGGGCAAACAGAGGGATTAACCTATGGACAATAGAGCAAGGTCAGATTGTTATGAACACCGGCCAAAACATGTATGCAATCCCGTCGGATACGATAGATTTATTAGATCATGTTATTCGTACTGGATCGGATCAAAATCAAAGTGATTTAAGCATTACTCGTATATCTGGATCTACATACTCGACAATACCAAACAAAAACGCTACAGGTAAACCCATACAGGTTTGGATTAACCGCCAGTCTTCAAATGTTAATGTGACAACGTCTTTGTTGGGCGACAACATAACAAGTACAGACACAACAATTACGGTTAGTGACACAAGTCAATTGGCGGCGGCTGGGTTTATTAAACTCAATGACGAAACCATTTCTTACCAAAACGTTTCTGGTAACAGTTTACTTAACTGTTTTAGGGGTCAGAATGGATCAACAGCTACAGGCCATACTGCGGGCGCAATAGTTTATATCCCGTGGCTCTCCAGCATCAATGTGTGGCCTGCGCCAGCATCTCCAGGCGATCAGTATACGTTTGTGTATTGGCGCCTACGCAGGATCCAAGATGGCGGAAACGGAGTAAATATTCAAGACATTCCATTTCGTTTTATCCCATGTATGGTGGCTGGTCTTGCTTTTTATCTATCGCTTAAGCTGCCTGAAGGGCAGACGCGTATGCAAACTTTAAAGTCGGAGTATGAAGAGCAATGGGCTTTAGCATCCACAGAAGACAGAGATAAATCGGCAGATCGTTATGTCCCAAGGAACATGATGTATGCCTAGTAAATTTGCATCAGGCAAATGGTCAATATCCGAGTGTGACCGGTGTGGCCAGCGCTACATGCTTAAAGAGCTTAAAAAGCTAACAATTAAAACAAAGACGACAAACATTAAAGTTTGCCCCGAATGCTGGGAAGAGGATCAGCCTCAACTGCAGCTGGGTATGTACCCAGTAAGCGACGCTCAGGCGGTTCAAGAACCCAGACCTGATACCAGCTATCAAGTGTCTGGTACAAGCGGCTTACAGATTGATTTAACCAACAATACTACTATAAATGGCATAGGGTATTCAGAGGGCGGTAGCAGGGTCTTTCAATGGGGTTGGAACCCTGTTGGCGGTTCAAGGGGCGAAGATTCATTATTAACACCAAATGACTTGATTGGTGTTACACAACTTGGTACATTAACGATAACTATCTCGTAAGGAGTTAAAAATGGACAAATCAGATTTAAAACAAGACAAAACGCTGATTAAAAAAGCGTTTAAACAGCACGATATGCAAGAGCATAAAGGCGGCAAAGGTACATCTTTAAAGCTTGCCAAAGGCGGCAAGACTAATCAGATGATGCTGTCTATGGGTCGCGGTATGGCTAAAGTGGCCAATCAAAGGGGTAAATAATGGCTGGATACTCCTCAAAGAAAATGGGCAAAGAAGTGGGTCAAGCCGCTGTTTACGCTAAACCACACACTATGTCTGGTAAAGCTGTTGGCGTCCAATCAAACCCCGGCAAAGAACCAAACAAAAGCAAACTTGATACGGTGGATGTTACTGTTGCCAACATTAGCAAATCTGCTGGTAATGAGACAACCAAGACTGACGGCATTAAAATGCGCGGCACAGGCGCAGCCACTAAGGGTTTAATGTCTAGAGGTCCAATGGCGTAAAGATGAATTACACCGAGCTATATAACACGATTCAAACGTATTCCGAGAATCAGTTTCCAGCAACAACCCTTGCTGATGGCTCGTCTGTCTCTACAAAAACACAGATTGACACGTTTATTAAACAAGCAGAGCAGCGCATTTATAACATTGCGCAGCCCCCTGCCCTGCGTAAAAACGTTAATGGCAACCTAACCAACGGTAACAAATACTTAAATCTGCCCTCTGATTTCTTGGCGGTTTATTCTTTGGCCGTTGGCACAACCCCAGCTTTAGGGTTTGATGGACCACAAGAGTTCTTGATAGATAAGGACGTTAACTTCATTCGTCAAGCGTATCCAACCCCAACAGACACAGGAACCCCGAAGTATTACGCGCTGTTTGGTATGGTGGCTGGTGTTAACGTTGTGCAACCTTATAAAAATTTTACGTTAATTGTTGGACCAACACCTGACGCAGAGTACCCTATTGAGTTACACTACTTCCATTATCCCGCGTCGATTGTTGACACGCAGACATCGTGGTTGGGAGATAATTTTGATAGCGTTTTGTTGTACGGTTCGTTGTTGGAAGCTATCACGTACATGAAGGGTGAGGCAGACATGGTTACTCTATACCAAAACCGATATAACGAAGCGATGATTCTGTACAAACAGTTGTGCGATGGTAAAGAACGTACCGACGCATACCGAACCGGGCAACCCCGCAACCCAGTGGCTTAACCCGCAATTTTTTGGAGTAATAAATGGCCATCGTACAAACACTCACCACAAGTTTCAAAGTACAGCTTTTATCTGCTGGGCAAAACTTTAATACTGACACATTTAAAATTGCTTTGTACACTGCTTCTGCCAGTCTTTCTGCCAGCACAACTGTGTATGTATCGAGTGGCGAAGTTCCCAGTGGTGGCACAGGATACACGGCAGGCGGCAACACACTGGTTGTTTCTACGCTACCTACATCTTCTGGAACAATTGCGTATATTTCATTTACCGACAGTTCTTGGACGAGCGCTACGTTTACGACCCGAGGCGCTTTGATTTATAACACCACTCAAGGCAATGCAGCAGTAGCCATTTTTGATTTTGGCTCTGATAAATCCGTTGTTGGCGGTACGTTTACCGTCACATTCCCACCGGCTACCAGCTCAACCGCTGTTATCCGTATCGCCTAATAGGAGCTGTAAATGGCATTCGTTCTCAACGATCGCGTCTACGAAACCTCCACCTCGACTGGAACGGGGACTATGGCGCTTTCAGGCGCACCATCGAGTTTTAAAACTTTTGCTGCAGGCATTGGTGCAAGCAATACTACGTATTACACAATTCAAAACACAGCCGCTAACGAGTACGAGGTTGGTTTTGGCACATTAGATGCAACAGGGGCGATACTGACGCGCACAACCGTTTATCGCTCATCAAACTCGGATACAACCGTTACATTTACTGCTGGCACAAAGAACGTATTTTGTACATATCCATCTAACAAATCAATTAACTACGATTCCACAGGCGTGGTTACGTTTACATCAGCAAGTAACAGTCCTTTGGTTGTAAACAATGGCGCTACTGGCACCCCGCTGCCAAACTCTGCGGCTTCTTTCTACAACAGCGTTGATGCTTATTCTCAGATCAATTACCAAAACTTAAGCGCAGGTAACAGCGCCTCAACTGATTTGGTGTTGACGGCGGACAACGGTTCGGATACAACTTTCTACGTTGACTTTGGAATTAACAGCTCAACAAACAACCTTGGCACGTTTACCATTGCTGGTGCAAATGACGGATATTTATATTCGCAAAGCACGAACCTTACAATTGGTGTGTCAACGGTAGGCAAGTCGGTAAAATTCTTCCAAGGCGGCACATTAACAGCCAACGAAGTAGCACGTTTTGCCCCTACAACAAACAACTTGTTAGTCGGCACAACAGCTGATGGCGCGGGCACATCAAAGATGCGCGTAAACGGCGTTATTGAGTCTGTAACAGGCGGGTTTAAATTTCCAAATGGATTGACGCAAACAACACCAGCGGTTACGTATTCCACGATAGTTGGTTTTGGGGCTACGCCTATTCAGTCTTACAACTACTCATTTACAGACGCTAATGCAGTCACAACAAACAACATCACAATGTCGGCTTCTCCAAAGTCAACGGGCGCTATTGTTGGATTGGGCGTAATTACTGCAGGTTCAGGGTATGTGAATAACACATACACCAACGTACCTCTTACGGGTGGTACGGGCACAGGCGCTATTGCTTCTTCAATTACGGTAGCGGTTGGCGCAGTCACTGCAATAACAATCGCTACTAACGGTACAGGTACGGGGTATGTTTATGGCGACACATTGTCGGCATCTAACGCAAATCTCGGTGGTTCAGGTTCTGGTTTTTCTATTCCTGTTGCTCTTTTGGCGGGCAGTGGTGACGAGCTAGAAATGGATGGAGTTAAGGTATCTGCGGTCTGCACGACCAACGGCACAATCTCTGTTTACGTTGACGCAAGTCCTGGCTTCATTGCTGGCGGCCGCAATTTTGTTTACACTCTTGGTTAATTAAGGAGATTCACATGGCTATCATTCAATCTGGCGCATCAAGCACCACACTCTTAACAGTAGACCCAACGTTTGTTGCGGCTCGTATGTCTGACCACCCACCAGAAATTTTGGGTGCGTACAGTATGGGTTTGACTTCAGGCGCTTTAACAACAGCAGCCGCTGCCGGTACTGTATTTTCATTCCGTTGGGCGCCAAGCACAACTACGCAACTGTGTATGGTTCGACGCGTTGAAATTGGTTTTTCAACCATTACAGCTTTTGGTACTGCGCAATCATTGCCTTATTCAATGCAAATTGCTCGCACATGG